TATTTTTGAAACTTCGATAACCCTAGACGGATGTTTGTTTTTAGAAAATGCAACTTCGATATTGTTAACTGGTGTAGAAAATCAAAAAAATAGTTGGACTGTAAAAAATTCCAAATTTCAAGAAGTTGCTAATCAAGCCCTATATATCGCTCACGGAACCGGTACAGTAATTAGAAATTGTCATTTCGTTGACTGTGGTAACGGGATAGGTAATGATGCTACCCCAACCGATTCATTTATTATATTTGGACAAAGTGCTGACAATATCGTAATCGATTGTAGAACAGATAGACTTCAGCAATACAATCTAACAGCACTAGATACGAGAGCAGCGTATGGTGAAGTTCAAAACGCTAACCTAGTTAAATTTTCTAATTCCATAGCTTCTATCGTTTATAGAAGCGACACATTTAGACCTTTATTGGCTCTATCTGCCCTAAATCGATATCACGTGATCGATTACACAGTTACACTTAACGAACAATACAACAGACACGGAACATTATATTTGACCGTAGATGAATCACAGGATGCTGTGGCTATCACGGACAGTTATCAATATTCTTCATCTTTAATCACAGACCCGGGAGGTGCCATGATGACAAATTTTGAATTCGGAGCTGAACTCAAAACTAATAGAGGCGACAGCGCGAAAGAGACTATTATTTTAACTTATAAGAATCCAATCGCCACTGGTGCTGATGGCAACATCACTTTGTTTGTGAATTACGGTGTTTGATGCACACGGCATAGACAGATTAACAAAATGGAAAGAGTTTAGAAATACACTAGAAGTCTTAGACGATCCTTTACAGGCCGTGGTAGACTTTTGGAATAAAGCTCCCTTTGTTAGTCCGTATCTGAATCCCCAAACCCCAAAATCTTGGCCCGATCCTTGGCATCTAGTTCTCGATGAAAAACTAGATAATCTTGCTATCTGTCTTGGAATGCTGTATACTTTGAAGTTAACACAGCGGTTTATGGATTCGGTTTGCGAGATACATATGTCTATGTTATCGAAAGACAGCGAACACAGATACTTTCTAGTTATAGACGACAAAGTCTTAAATTATGAATACGGAGAGATCCAAAGTGTAGACTGTCTTTCCGAAATCAAAACCAGCATATTGCTGTCAGTCAAAACCCTACCATAAATAGCAAACAGGAAATAATAAATGTCGATTACAGTAATTAAAAGAGATGGAAAGAAAGAATCTTTAACAATTGAAAAATGGCAGGCGCAGGTAGCGAAAGTTTGTAGCGGAATAGCAGACGTCAGCCAGTCAATGATTGAAATAAAAGCACAACCACATTTTTATGACGGCATCACCACGAGAGAAATCGATGGCATAACTCTTAGAGCTATTGTAGATCTTATTGATGTTGAAAACAATCCCGATGTAGGACATACAAATTATCAATATGTCGCAGGCAAGCAACGTCTTTCGATGTTACGCAAAGATGTATATGGTAGTTACGAAGTTCCTCGCCTCTACGACATCGTAAAGAAGAATGTTGAAGTTGGTCTTTATACTCCGGAACTTCTTGAATGGTATTCAGAAGACGATTGGAATAAGATGAATGATATGTTGGATCATTCTAAAGATGAAGAATATGGTTATGCCAGCATTGAGCAGTTGATTGAAAAATATTTGGTACGCAACCGTGCGACAAAGGAAATTTATGAGACACCACAAGTTCGTTATATGGTTGCTGCCGCGACTGTGTTCCATAAAGAAGAACCTAATGCAGCCCGTATGCGTTACATCAAAGAGTACTACAACTGTGCTTCAGATGGTTTGTTTACTCTTGCTACTCCTGTGTTGGCTGGGCTTGGCACTCCTACTAAACAGTTTTCTAGTTGTGTTCTTATCCGCAGTGACGACGATTTGGATAGCATATTTGCTAGTGGGGAGATGATGGCCAAGTATGCCAGCAAACGTGCAGGCATTGGTTTAGAGATTGGCCGGCTACGTCCATTGGGCAGTCCTATACGTGGTGGTGAAATCATGCACACTGGTATGATTCCTTTTTTAAAGAAGTGGTTTGGTGACTTACGTTCTTGCTCACAAGGCGGCATTAGAAATGCTAGTGCTACAGTGTTTTATCCTATTTGGCATCATCAGTTTGACGACCTTATTGTTCTTAAGAACAATCAAGGAACTGAAGAAACTCGTGTTAGACACATGGACTACGGAGTGGTCTTATCAGCGTTCTTTTGGCGTAGGTTTAAAAACAAAGAAAATATTACTTTCTTTGATCCTAACGAAGTACCTGATCTTTACGAAGCATTTTACAAAGACACTAAACTATTCGAAGAACTGTATATAAAATATGAGAAACAATCAGGACTGAGAAAAAAATCTATCTCAGCCGAAGAAGTTTTCAAGGGTGGTATACTGAAGGAGCGCACAGACACTGGTCGTATCTATTTGGTCTTTATCGATAATGTTATCGATCAAGGACCTTTTAATCCTGAATATCACGCGATATATCAGAGTAACTTGTGCTGTGAGATTCTATTACCCACACGTCCCTTTAAAAGACTTGACGATGCTGATGGTCGCATAGCGTTATGTACACTGGGATCTCTCAACTGGGGTGCGTTCCGGAACCCAGAAGATATGCGTAGGGCCGCAAGGATTCTACAGCGTAGCTTGTGTAACATCCTTGATTATCAAGACTTCTTATCGATACAGAGCAAACTCAGTAACGATGAGATACAGCCACTAGGCATAGGAGTGACCAATCTAGCCTACTGGCACGCCAAACGTGGTCTGAAATATGGAGAAGCTGATGCTCTAGCCGAAGTAAAATCTTGGATGGAACACCAGGCATTTTATCTAACCGAAGCCACAGTAGAGCTGGCAAAAGAACGAGGGGCTTGCGTAGACAGTGCCAAAACTCGTTACGGACAAGGAATCTTTCCTTGGGAACTTCGAGCCAACGGTGTTAATGAACTTGCTGACTTTACTCCTGAACTCGATTGGGAACATTTACGTGAGGAGATGAAGCAATATGGTGTACGAAATGCTACTCTTATGGCTATTGCTCCAGTTGAGTCTAGTAGTGTTGTTATTAATTCTACAAATGGCATTGAAATGCCTATGAGTCTTATATCAACTAAAGAAAGCAAGGCCGGAAGTTTTACACAGGTAGTTCCAGAATATAATCGATTAAAAAACAAATATCAACTTATGTGGGAACAAACTGACTGTGCAGGATATTTAAAGACTGCTGCTGTCTTAGCTGCATATGTTGATCAAAGTATTTCAACAAACACTTTCTACAACCCTGCACATTTTCCAGATCGTAAGGTTTCTACTACATTAATTGTTAAAAATCTTATGCAGGCACATAAGTGGGGTATCAAAACTTTTTACTATAGTTTGATCAACAAGGCAGGAAGCAAAACATCTAATGAACCTGCCGAAGAATTAATTCAAATGAACGGATTTCACCCAGAAGAAGAAATGGAAGATTGCGAAGCGTGTAAATTATAATTATGAGCAAACAACAATATAACCTATCAACCAAAACCGATTACTCAAATCGTAAGATGTTCCTGGACCCAGCTGGTCCAGTTACTATTCAACGATTTGAAGAAGTTAAGTATAACAAGATCGCAGACTTTGAAAAAACTGCCAGAGGTTTCTTTTGGGTACCTGAAGAAATCAGCCTGAGTAAAGATGCCAATGACTTTAAAGAAGCCAGCGATGCAGTCAAACACATATTCACTAGTAACCTACTACGTCAAACTGCTCTTGACAGTCTGCAAGGGCGTGGACCAAGTCAGATCTTTACACCAGTCGTGGGCCTGCCAGAATTAGAAGCATTAGTCTACAACTGGACATTCTTCGAAACCAACATTCACAGTCGCAGTTACAGTCACATCATCCGTAACATCTATAACGTGCCTAAGGAAGTGTTCAACACAATCCACGACACTAAAGAAATCGTTGAGATGGCAAGTAGTGTAGGCTATTACTATGATCGATTGCATATGATCAACTGTCGTAAAGAGCTAGGAGAAAAATTTGATGAATTCGAACACATCAAAGCAATCTGGCTAGCACTGAATGCCAGTTATGCCTTAGAAGCATTCCGCTTTATGGTATCGTTCGCTACATCGTTAGCAATGGTAGAGAATAAGATCTTTATCGGCAATGGCAACATCATCAGCTTGATCCTACAAGATGAATTACTACACAAAGGATGGACAGCCTACTTGATTAATCAAGTAGTTAAAGAAGATCCTAGATTTGTCAAAGCCAAACAAGAATGCGAACAAGAAGTTTATCAGATGTATTTAGGTGTGATTCGAGAAGAAAAAGAATGGGCTGATTATCTATTCAAGAAAGGCCCTGTCATTGGCTTAAATGCAAACATTTTGAAAGATTTCGTAGATTTTACTGCGGCCAATGCACTGAAAGAAATTGGTATAAAATATTCTTACCCTGCACCTAAAACCAATCCAATTCCTTGGTTCAATAAACACAGCGATACTTCAAAGAAACAAACTGCGTTACAAGAGAACGAATCGACTAATTACATTATAGGTGTTATGGGAGATGCTATAGACTACGAGTCTTTGCCGGAACTATAATTATGTACAAAGCACAGTTTAAAAATAAAAGTCCTTATGAGTCTTGGACTACTATTGGTTCTTATGGAACTGAAGCTGCTGCTATACAGGCGGCATTAAATAGAAAGAATATGGGAGCCTTGTTAGTCAGAGTGACTGATAACAAGGGTTCCGTGATTTATTCAAGTTGAAAGGAAATAAAAATGGAAGTAGTAGTTTGGAGCAAATATAACTGTACCCACTGTGATCAAGCCAAAGCATTATTGGGACAACGTAACATACGATTTGTAGAAAAGAAAATTGGCGACGGGTACACCAAAGAAGAATTGCTCGAAGAAGTGCCTACAGCTCGAACAGTACCGCAAATTATCATCAATGGCAATGTAATTGGCGGATTCACAGAATTAAGAAAATATATCGACGAAACCGGATTTAACGGTACCGGGTATTAAAATAGGAAAATAGAATGTTAATAGACAAAGGCGTAGCAATAGGTGAAGTCGTTACTCTAAAACTTACCAGCGGAGAAGAATTAGTAGCAAAGCTAGTAGATGAAGGTCCGATGCATTATAAGCTATCTAAGCCGTTAGTTCTCAGTATGAGTCCTAAGGGCATAGGGATGGTGCCTTATCTTTTTACTGTTAGCCCCGATAAAGAAATTAAAATGAATAAATCAACCGTGGTCGTGATAGAAGCATCTGACAAGGAATTCTCAGATCAATATCTATCAGGGACAACCGGTATAGCGATGAGATAATCAAATGCCAACAGCCATATCTCAATCAATAAAAATAACCAGCGCATCGACATTGACCGCAGTTGGATCTGCTATGTCGGCCGATTCAAAAATAAACATTTACATTGTTAATCAAACAGCGTCTAACGGAATTTTTAGATTAGCTGTTCATACTACTACACCTACCGGAGGAGAATATCTTTACTACGATTTTCCACTGGCCAGCAAAGGCACCTTTATTGCTGCAGATGTATATGTGAAAAATCTTGATATAGTATACGTTTCTTGTCCTGCAGATTGGAGTGCTAGAGTAGACGGAGCAACATTAGCATGAGCAGATATTATATAGCAGAACCCCCAGTAGCAGCCTCAGCGCCAGATTATACAACAGCTGTCACGAGTATCGGAACTGAACTTAATAGTATAGATATTGATACGACCTCTATTGCTGCTCAAATCATTTTAATAGCAGGGTATTTGTCAACAATGGCTTCTAATACTACGACCATTGCCACTAAGCTCACCGATATAGAAACACATCAACAAAGAATTAAAGAACTTGCCGAGGGTACCGGTATTCATTTTGTAGGACCATGGGAGTGGGTAGGTCTTCTGTCTCTGTATAAATTATTCATCGAAGAAGGTAAAATATTAGATGAAACAAGCAATGTGTCAGCAGAAAAACTAGCGCAGGCATTGGCTAAGTTTAACGAATATAAAGATAAAGTTAGTTCTTTACCAACGGTTTTTTAATATGCCAGGAATATCAAGAGTAGGGGTAGATCAAGCAGGAGGTACCATAGTCGGTAATCTTGCACCTACGGTCTTTGTCAATAATGCACCTATAGTAGTTAAGGGAGCGGCCATATCTGGTCACGGAAGATCACCTCACAGCGGCCCTGTTATGGTAGGTGCTAGCGGAACTGTTTTCGCTCATAATATACCGGTATGCCGAGCAGGAGACACAGCCAGTTGCGGACACGCTGCGACAGGTTCATCAGATGTATTTGCGGGATAAAAATGAAAAAATTATTTTGGAATGTTTTAGGATTTATTAGTTTAGGGCTTGCTTATATCGGATTGATCACACCTGGAATTCCTTACAGCCCGTTTATTGTATTTTCAGCTTATTGTTTTTCTAAGGGCAGCGAGCGTATGCATCGCTGGATCTACAATCATAAGATCTTCGGCCCTTTCCTTACCAATTGGACAGAGAAAAGAGTTTTTCCGACCAAACTTAGATATCTTATGTTAGGTATGATGTCTTTGAGCCTTGTGTTAATGTTTACAGGTGGTGTCAAGCCTATCGGTATCATTTCTACTGCGGTGTTTATGGCTTTGGTAGCAATCTGGGCTTGGAGATATCCAAATACTCCAGAAGAACATGATCGTCGCAAAGAGGTTGGCGAAAAGATAGGTTGGATAAAATAATCTAATAGATTTATGTTAGAATTATTAAAACACACTACCAAAGGAAGCGGCGGTGTTTTAAACGGTAAGTGGGAAGGTCCTGATAGCCTAGAAAATTATTTAACAAATAAAAAAATCTATGGTAAATCTTGGTCTTGGAGAGATTATCCGTTAACCTACACTTACAACTCACAAGGATATCGATGTCCTGAATTCGATTCAATAGATTGGTCTAACCAAGTAATTATTTTTGGGTGCAGTCATACATTCGGCACAGGAGTTTCTGATGAACAAACAATATCAGCACAACTAACAATGTTAGGATGGCCGACAATTAATCTAGGGCAACCAGGTACCGGAGTTAATTATCAATTTATAAATTCTGTTATCTTAAATGAGAATAAGATAAAACCTAGAGCTGTGATCTACAATTGGCCAAGTCCTGCAAGAACTTTGCAATGGGTCGATAACGAAAACCAATACAAGCTGTGGGGATCTTGGAATTCCGAAAAAACAGATTGGGGATGGCATTATATTTCGAATGATTTCCATTCTATAACAGAATCTTTATGGTATAGTAGAGCTGTTAAAGTTATGTGGGAATGTCCCGTTGTAGAAATATCCAAATATTCAATACTCTGCAATAATCAAAGCAATATTATATTATTAGAACCACAAATGGATTTTGGTAGAGATTATAACGGAAAAATTGGACACGCAGGGCCTAAAACAAATATAGCTATAGCTCAATTATTAGCAAAAATTCTTTCCGATATTCAATCAAAAGATTGACAACATTTTAGAAATATGTTTAAATAGTTTTATTGCTGTATGAAGCAAAGAGAAAAGTGTTCTGGACGCGGGTTCGATTCCCGCCCGGTCCACCAATAGAGATGATTATGAATATTGCCCAAACTACAAAACTAGCAGGTTTTTTACTAGGAACGTATATTTTATACAGACTGGGATTAGAAGTTTGGTGTATTGTTTATGGACTACTTTATTGATGGGCCGGACTAGGTTTCGACAGGGCAACAAGTAAATGAGTGGACAGCTCGGGAATGTGAAACCCGTAGGATTGGGGTAACCCGGTCGAAGAAGCAAAAAACGTAAATGCAAACGCAGATACATTTGAGTTTGGCGCATTGAACTTCACAGGCAACACCGTTGGTGCAGCTAATGAAGGTAGATTCGCTCTAGCAGCCTAAGAAACTGCCACTCCGGGGCAACTATGCCTTGTCAACCAAAATAGTAAAGCGGCCTTTGGGCCGCTTTCTTTTCGTTATTGATTTTTCCTATGATCATTATTAAAAAATATTTAGAAAAAATCTATTGATTTTGCATTTTAATAGGATATATAATATACACATACAATACAGAGTTATTGAAGTTTTCAAACACACACAAGGAGATATTATGAAAACAGTTGGTGATAAATTAGCCCCTTTCGCAATCACAGGCGTTAAGCCCGGACAACCAGAAGATGCTTTCTATACAATTACAAACGAATCGTTTGAAGGCAAGTGGAAAGTAATCGTTTACTACCCAAAAGATTTTACATTCGTTTGCCCTACAGAAATTGTAGCCTACGACAAGTTGGCAAAAGATTTTGAAGACCGTGACGCAGTATTGCTCACAGGTTCAACAGACAATGAGTTCTGTAAAGTTAGCTGGCAAAAAGCACACAGTGATCTACAAAAGATTACACACCATCAGTTCGCTGATACACAGCGTGGTGAGTTGAGCTTGATTGAACAGTTAGGAGTATTCTATGCTCCAGCAGGTGCCGCACTCCGTGCCACATTCATCGTTGATCCAAGTAACGAGATCCAGCACGTTACTGTCAACAACTTGAACGTTGGTCGCTCACCAGAAGAAACATTACGAGTTCTTGACGCATTGCAAACTGGCGAGCTATGTGCTTGTAACCGTACAGTTGGTGGCGAAACTCTATGATGTTTAAATCGTTAGACAGAGGAGTAGAAAATCTTAGGCAACCGGATAGGCATCCGAGATGCTACGAATTAACCGAAGACGAGCGTTTGACTAAAATTCGTGAATGGAACAATCGTAATGTTTGGAACTCTCCCGAATTAGCCAAACAGGATCTACAAGAATATTACGGAGCCTAATAATGTTAGAATGTTTGATTCTAGGCGATAGCCTTGCAGTTGGAGTGGGACAGATCCGTAAAGAATGTGTGACCTATGCTAAGAGTGGTATTAATAGTTATGACTATGTTAATCGTCATATCTTATACACTGGTACCAATCACAAAGTAGCAAAGACTGTGATTATCAGCCTAGGGTCAAACGACTATAAAAGTATCAATACCTATGAGGAACTACAGACCTTAAGGCATTTAGTAAAAGCGGACAGGGTCTATTGGATCCTTCCTGCTATCAAAGATACCAAGAGAGCCAACGTACAAAAACTCGCTGAGAAATATCACGATGTCGTCATTGACTCTAGGGATCACGAAATAAGTGCAGATGGTGTGCATCCTACATATAAAGGATACAAAGCGATCGCTAAAAAAACACAAGGAGACACACAATGAGTTGGGTAGACCAGATCAAAGAGGCACTCCCGGAATACGCTAAGGACACTAGACTAAACCTTGACGCGGTTATAAACCGTAGCACATTAGATGCAACAGAAGCTCAAGGGTGTGCCTTAGCAGCCGCGATGGCCACAGGCAACGGTAAGTTAGTAACATTTGTATCTAGTGGCATTGAAGATATCAAAGAACGTGACGCAGCATTGACAGCATCGGCTATCATGGCTCAAAACAATGTTTGGTATCCATATGTTGAAATGGTAGGCGGTGCTCTAGAAGGCATCCCGCCACAACTGCGTATGAATGCTATTGCCAGTCACGGCGGTACCACGAAGGCAAGATTTGAGGCATATAGTTTAGCAGCCAGTATCGTAGGCAAATGTCATTTCTGTGTGAAGGCACATTTCGACACATTGAAGGCAGAAGGTTATTCAGTTGATCAATTGAGAGACATTGGACGCATCGCTGCTGTAATGAACAGTGTTGCTAAGGTGTTAAACAGTTAATAAATAAATTACAAGGAGGGGCAAGACTATGCGACAGAAAAAGCTCATAGCGGAACTGTATAAGGCTTGCTTCGACCACGACGCCAAGAAGATGGCAGAGCTCAAGAAACACGAGTTCCAAAAAATCTTGAAACGCAAGGCCGAAGGTAAGCATTTTACACACCGATGGACCGTGGTTCAAATTTAATTATTTGTAACTGATCTGTAATATTACACACACTAAGGAACGGTAAATACTGCTATGCAGCGAACTTACCGTTCCATTTTTATTTCCGACGTACACCTCGGCACCAAAGATTGTAAGGCCGAGCATCTCAACAACTTTCTTAAACATAATTCCTGCGATACATTATATCTAGTAGGCGACATCATAGACGCTTGGAAGATACAACAAAATAAATGGCGCTGGAAACAGAGTCATACTAATGTAGTACGCAGAGTATTAGGACACGCTAAACGTGGCACACGAGTTATATTCATAGCAGGTAATCACGATGAATTTTTAAGACCAATGATACCATATGGGTTTAGTTTTGGTATGATAGAAATACATAATCAGATCGAACATATAGGAGCTGATGGTAAACACTATCTAGTGGTACATGGTGATTTATTTGACGGTATCACACGCCTTGCTCCGTGGATAGCATTCTTAGGAGATAAAGCCTACGACTTTGTGTTAATGCTAAACGCAAAGTTTAATTGGATACGTCATAAGTTAGGATTTGGCTATTGGTCATTAAGTCAGTATCTTAAGCACCGAGTTAAAAAAGCAGTAGACTTCATGTTTAAGTTTGAAGAAAACCTAGCCAACTACTGTAAGAAACGCGGATTTGATGGCGTTATCTGCGGACACATACATCACGCAGAGATTAAAGAAATCAACGGCGTCACATATATGAACGACGGTGACTGGGTCGAAAGTTGTACAGCATTAGTTGAACATTGGAACGGCCGTTGGGAAATAGTAACGTGGACTAAGGAGCGAGACGATGTGGTTGATGATATTGATAGCAGTTCACACAAACAATCCAAACGACATACCGGGAAGAATAACCCTACAGTTCCAAACACAGCAACAATGTGAACAGGTGTTACAAAGCATGACCTACTGGTTAAAGTTTGAAAGTTTTCGAGTAGAGGGAAGATGCATAAAACAATCTTAGTCATCACTGATAATTTACCGGAGCAGATCAATGGCGTTGTTACGACCTTCAAGAGTATTGAGAAACACGCTGTTTTGGACGGGTATAGCCTTTTATACCTTGATCCCAGGGAGTTCTTACATTTTAGTTGCCCAGGCTACCCTGAAGTTAAACTTAGCCTTCCTAGGAAGATCGGCAAGAAGATTGAGGAGATATCTCCGGATTATATACATATCGCCACCGAGGGTCCTGTTGGTCTGTGTGCTAGACTTTATCTTGACCAACGCGGCTATCGTTACAATACTAGTTACCATACTAAATTTCCTGAATTTTTAAACGAAATATACAAGATACCCATAAGTTGGACTTATTGGTATGTTCGATGGTTTCATAAACACAGCGGCAAAGTACTGACTACGACTGATACAATGGTTGACGATTTAAA